CGTGGTCGTGAATAGATCTTGAAGCCATGAATACCATTCAGGGTCCCAGTGACTCTGTTCGTCAGTAACTCTTGAAAACGGATCGAGTGGGGCCTTCATCCAGAGTACCCCCGCGCTTCAAGATCATCTATCGAACCCCCCGACAGTCCCACATGAACCGGATCGGAGACCCGCAGACGGAACCGAACGCCCTGGCCCTTGGACAGCCCGCACTGCAGAACATATGGGTGCGAGAGCGACTCCCCGGGACCTCCAAGGCGACGCATCACAGGGTCTCCATAGGTGTATCCCCCGTCGAGGGACCAAGAGATCTCCACCCTGGGATCTGTTACAGTGGAGGTCGTCCCTACAGCAGTCGTCAACAGGAAGCTGCTTCGAGGCACCATGACGCCGCGCGGAAAGCCTGACATCACCCCGCTTTCTACCTGCCAAATAAGGGGATCAGTTCCTTCGAGGAAGTATGATCCACTGACCTGATACAGATCTCCGGTAAACTCGTCTCCAATGATCCATCGATCGAATATCCGTATACTCTTCATACCCTTCCAGTTAGACTGGTTAAACGACTTGCGTTCGTTCCACTCGCCCGTGACTAGATTATACTCCCACGTCCAATTATCGTGAGAGGACAAGACCCAGAAGGCATTCTTACCGTACATATAGACAAAGGCCTCGATGAGGTTACGGCCCCCGGCGAGTACCGCTGATTGAATGGCCCTACTAACATCATCGGTAGAGACTGGTGTAGGCGTGTATCCATCCAACTTATAAACGATGAAGTCATCTCCGGCCCAGAGCAACTGATTGGCCCATCCGGTCTCCCAACCAGCGACAGCATGAGTCCCAACGATACCCCGAGGGATAGTGACCTCGCGCGCGAACGGAAATGGACTTGTTCCTGCATCACGATAGACCCCCGTCCACTTATCTCCGAAGGCATAAAGTCGCCCTGCATACCGCAGCACCCGCCTGACGAACAGGCCCTGCTCAGTATTCAGCGACAACGCCTGTACATTAGTAGAATTAAGATCGGAAGCATAGATCTGACCTCCACCAAATGACCAGACAAAGTATCCATCGATGTCACAAACACTCGTTGGCCCGGCGGGTAGGTTGACCGAGACAAAGGGTGTTGCCCCGGTACTGGTGTCAACATTAAAACAGCCGTTCTCAGTAACAACTACATTCTGTTTAACAACAGCATTATTCCGTCCAAAGGTAACTGGTTCAGTCCCTACCAATGTACCCAGATCTGTTACCGTAAAGACACTATCAAACCTCATGAGTTTATTATTAAGCACCCATACTGCAGCTGCTTCCGCGTCGAGAAAGCCCCTGGTGTGACCACTTATCGCAGTCGTCGCTATTCGTTGGAGACCAGGAGAACGCCTCACGATAATCTGCGACGGTGCTCCATAGGGTGTCTTCTCCACGTAGGCATTAATCAGCCTTCCACCAGACTCTTGTGGCCTGGTAGCCGGGGCTGACGTAGTTGGAAATACAATAGACGGCATCAGAAGTACTCAGCTTCCTGGGTCCCATAAGTGGGACCACTCGAGGTCAACCGCCGCAGACGACTCTCGTAGTACTCCTTGATCTGCGGATCAAAGTTCTTCCCAGCTACCGGGGCACAGACATTAGCTAATAGTCCCGCGAGCGAGTCGAACCATTCAGCCGGGATATATCCATCATTGACTACCTCACAGATATTATCAGAGGCGAGCTGCATTATCAAGGGATCTACATTACTGTCAATCTTGTTCGAGTACTCCGCTTCGAGCCCCTGACCAGTCCCAACAATGTTGAGCTTGTCCGCAGCCTCACGAATAAGCTCAAAGCGGGTCTTTGTGGTTTTCATATCGGCAGAACCTCTATGGTAATGTTCAGCCTGGTAATCGGCCCACCAGTCGAGGAAGACATACGCAGGATCTCTCCCGCAGCAATGTTAAGGTTCCACCCAGTCAAGGTTGTACTCTGGTACTTTCCATTGGAAAGTACTGGAGGATTTCCCCCTGTGATATCTACCAGTCCAGCAGGAAATGTGGCGAATGTGCCCTTTTGAATAGCTATATTAGGATTTCCACTGGTTGCGTCACTGATAACAGTCACTTTTGTAATAGTGCAAGAGTATGGAACGACAGTATCCTGTGCGCTTGGAGTCGCCCCAATAAGCAGGATAGCAGGAATACCCCTGATCCTATGATTAACCGTTAGCTGAAGGCTCCCGCTGCCGGTGAACCCTAGACCACCGGCGACCCCAATAACCTCTACGGAGCCAACACCAGGGGTGTCCCGTCCGAGTAGTCGATCCTCTGGGATCGAAGCCAGCGCGTTGATAGGGATATTGGCATAGGCCTGCGCTGCAAAAGTGTAGGTGCCACCACTCTTAGTGATGGTTATCCCGGTTCCCGCCAGGACTTGAGCCGGGAACCGGGGCAGGATGCGGGCGCGGAGACTCGGTTGTGTGCCCACGAAAGCCCTCCCATTATCTAACTGGAGCCATATCTTTCCGCGCTATTTTTTCGCTTTGGACTTATCGTCCTCTTTAGGCTGGGCTGTATTTTCCTCTGGGACCGGGATTGGCTGACCCGGAGGAGGTGCCATAGGGTTCGGTGGCGGAGCCACTGGCTCACCCGGCTTCGGCACCGGCCCTTGGGCCGACTGTTGCGAGGGCGGCACGTGAACGTCAGGTGACTTCATGTTGTCTTCGTCTTTATGTTGGGCCATTTCACTCTCCGTAAAAGCGGGAGGGGACTATCCCCTCCCAGTTGGACGAGGTCAGTTACGCAAGCGGCTTGACGAACTGGATCATGATGTAGGCATCACCAGTAGCAGTCCCAGTGATGTTAGCATAGACATCGGTATCAGCCACGAGCGGCATCACCAACGCCGCAAGTGGTACTGTGTTGAGACTGCCTGCTGTCAGTGCGATAGTGGCAGCAATTTCAGAGCCCGTAGGTGTCGTACCAATACCAAACACTGGAGTAGAGCCAGTGATAGCCGTCTCCACGTTGGTAGAGGCAGCAAGGATGATAGCCCCGGCCGGGAGTGTACCAACCTTGATGCTGTAGACAGAGACACCACCAGTCGGCGCGGCTCGGGCAGCGATATACTGCACGAACTCATATCCGGCTTCGCGGGCGGCTCCCCTGTTGTTGAGTGTCGTTACCATGTGTAGGGTCCTCCTCAATCAGACGAACAAGCGAAGAACCCATTCACCACTCCCCACTGCTTAAGAGTGGTCGCGGTGTATGGATGTCGCTTGAACATCTTGGAGATGCCGTAGGCCATCTCGATGCCGACGCCAGTGATGAAGCCGTAGTCGTCTTCCTTACGGAACGTGGGCTTGGCCATCTGGCCCCACGCGAAGACTGCAGCCTGTTGGCCGAGCAGGAATACTGGCTCGACCCGCGTAGTGCCACCCTGACCCCCAAGCAGGAGGTTGCCGGTGCCTGCTGGACCCCAAGGACCAGGGTTGGCAGTCGTGCCCACGAAGCGGCTGATCTCAGGGACACACCTGACAATCACTCCGTCGTAGATCTGATCGCCATCTTGGAAGATAGGGTTCTTAGTCGCGCCGTACGGCCCTGACTGTTCGCGGGGCCTTGCGTCCTTATTGATGGTCTCCAGAGAGATCTTCAGGTCACGGAACGCATTAGTTCCCGCGCACGCGATGTAGTACTCATACCCATCATCAGTCCGATAGGGACGAATGTGGGGATCAGCATTCATCGCGAGCCGCTTCATCAGTGACAGGTTCGTGGCAGTGAACTTGTCATTGGTCGTGTCGCACTGACCAAGAGACGTAGCGAAGTCAGTCGCGTTGTTGGACACTGCGTTACCAAACAGGATACGATCCGAATTGGCAGCGCGCCACGCATCCTTCTGAGCCGTCGAAGCTTGATCGAACTGGATACCATTGACCCTCGTGCCGCCCGAAGACGGCGGAAGGGTCTCGGTCGGCAGGGCCATCAGCGCGGCAATGATCTCGTCCCGCTGAAGTTCCTTACCCCAATCGCTCAAGAGCGGCTTTGCCACTCCGAATACGTCGGCCGAGTCCTTATGAGACTCTGCCTTCGTAGTCACCACGGCGTTACGAGCCCATTCGATCCTGACTCGCATACCGTAGTTGTCGATCTTCTCTTCGTTTCCGACCAGCGTCTGTGTCGCCACGCCAGCTCCCTGAAGACGCGAGACGATCGGGATGTTCATATCCTCGCCGCCCGCCTTCAGCTCACTGCGGATACGAATAACCGCGTTCAGGCCCTCACTCATGTAGGGCGAGAACTGATTACCTCTAACAAACTCTCGGTTGATTTCCTCTGTATACCGGACGAGTTTGTTATTGTCCTGAATGACTGTCACAGCCATGGCTGCAACCCTTTCCTGACTCGAGCCATATCAAAACATTTTGTTCCGGTATGGCTCATACGCTCATCTCTCCTTGCCATTACTCATGGCATATCGAAACAAGCTATCGTGGCTCATATCGCCCATCTTCTCCGTGTTTCCGGCGGAGGCGGTGGTCTTTGAGAGCGACGGGG